CTTTATTAGCCAATAGTGCTGATGAAAAAGAAGACCTTAGAACACAAGTCTTAAATCTGACTGCCGAAGTAAACGCACTTCGTGTTAAGGTCGAGTTCTTGGAAAAAGAAAACCAAAGACTAAAGGGATGAGATATAGACTAAGACAATCAGGGGAACTAAACAGAAGGGTTGAAGTCAAACGTGCTTCATCTTCAAGAGATAGTCTTGGTGGTCTTGTGCAAACCTTATCAACTATTTCGACCAGATGGGCAGACATACGAGAAAAGATGGTGAACTATAATAGTGACAATGGGATTGAGTTTTTAAAAGCCTTTGAGGTGTATATGAGAAACGGAGATGTAAAGATGGGTGATATACTGACCTTTGATAATAGAAACCACATCATCACACAGATAGAAGATATAGACAAACATTCAATAAAATGCCTTTGCCAAAGTCGTGATTAGTGTAGAAGTAAATGGCAAAGCTGTAAGGAAAATACTTGAAAAAGTAAAGAAAGATGAAATAAAAAAGGCAAGAACAAGCCTTAAAGCATCTTTGGTCGAAGGTGCTGGTGTGTCTGCTAAAAATGCACCTGTTGGTACACCTGAATCAACAGGGATAAAAGGATATAGAGGTGGTACATTAAGGCAGTCTATTGATGACCGCATAACCGACCCAAAAGGATTAGATGGGGAAATATTTACAGGTGTAGAATATGCTAAATTTCAAAACAATGGAACTTCAACAATAAGGGGTAAAAGATTTATGGAAAAGGGGATAAGACAAGCACAAAGGGTCTTTATTAAATTGATGAAAAGATAGTATATTTGCAAAAGTATGGCAAAGATAAACGCAACAGATTACTTACTTTACATAGATGGTAATAGTGTAGGTAGCTTACAAAGTATTTCTATCTCTATCAATAATGAGATTATTGACACAACCACAAAAGATTCAGGTGGATTTGAAGAACACATTGCTGGGGGTGGATTGAGAGGTGCTGAAATATCCTTTAATGGATTAGAAGACCCAACAAACACAATAGACATTGAAGCACTTTACACAGAGATTTCAGCAAGAACAGGTTTTGCCTTTAGGATTTCAACTACCGATACTGCTAAATACCAATGGACAGGTAATGGCACATTGACTTCTTTGGAACAAGAATTTCCAATGGAGGATGCAGTAACCTTTTCAGGAACTATCAAAGTAAACGGAACTCTTACAAGGGAACTTACCACATAGTAAATGAACATACTTAACTTAGAAATTGAAAACAAGGTTATCACTTGTAAATTCGGTATACTTGCGCTTAAGCTTTATTGCGAAGATCAAAAGATTGGACTTGAAGATTTAGCTGACCATTTAGTAAAACAGAACATATTTGCTATTGGTGACATAATATACTTTGCCTATGTGGCCAACTGCAATATTAATGGCATACCTGTTGAACTAACTAAACACCAAGCATCCGAATGGTTAGAGCATATGGATGAAGAGCAAATAGAAGATGTAAATAATGCAATATCTGAAATAAAGATTTTTGGCAAAAGTATGTCAGACAATTCAGATAAAAAAAAATAACATTTCAAGAACTATTTAAGTCAGGCGTTAAGGCAGGTCTTACTTTGGAACAAATATCAGGGATGACAATACAAGAGTTGTCCCTTTTTTGTTTAGGTATAGAAGAAAGGGAACGTGAAGAATACAAACGCACACAATTTTTAATGTGGGCAAGTATTCAACCACATTCAAAGAAAAGGATAAGACCTGATAGTTTGTTGGGTGTCAAAACTTTTGAATATAAATCAATGTCAAAAGAACGATATTTGCAAATGAAAGAGAAAATAGAAAGTACAAAATCATTTAAAGAATGGCAAAAACACTACAAGAAGAACTAATAGTTAAGATAAAGGCAGATGTAAGCGAACTGATAAAAAAGATTGATCAAGCCAATGCTAAGGTTAGTGGATTTGCTAAGAAAACAAAAAGCGTAGGACAAAAATTAACAAAAAACATATCTCTTCCTATTGTTGCTTTGGGTGGTGTGGCAGTCGCTAATGCAGTCAAATTTGAAAAACTTGCCACATCGTTAAACGTACTTACAGGTTCAGCAGATGAAGGTACAAAGGCGTTTAAAAGATTACAGGATTTCTCGGCACAAACACCTTTTCAATTAGATGATTTAGTAGAAGTAAACAATATGCTTTTAGGTTTTGGTCAATCATCAGACCAAGCCTTTCAAAGTTTAACAATGTTGTCAGATATATCCGCAGTTTCAGGTGGAGATTTAAGTCGAATGGCAGTAGCTTTTGGTCAGTCTTCAGCTGCAGGAAGAGTAATGACTCAGGACTTAAATCAGTTCATAAATAATGGAGTTCCCATTTTTGGAATACTTGGTGATTTGCTTGGCAAAAACGCTGGGGAAATAAGAGATTTAGCATCAGAAGGTAAAATAAGTTTCGATGTGCTTAATGAAGCGTTTAGGCAAGCTACAAGTGAGGGAGGTACTTTCTTCAAGGGAACTGCTACTTTAAGTCAAACCTTAGGTGGTAGATTATCTACACTACGAGATAATTTCAATTTGATGACTGCTGATATTGGTGATCTCATAGGGGAAGCACTTACGCCTTTAGTTTTAACTGCAACTAAATTGATGCAAAGATTTAGAGCATTAAACCCTGTCACAAAAAAAATAATTGTAGTCGTGGGTGGTTTATTAGGAATCATAGGACCTTTGGCTATAGCAATAGGCTCATTGATACCGATTATAGCCACACTTGGTGCAACACTTAATATTGCTTTATTGCCTGTTACTGCAATAATTGCAGGCATTGCAGCATTAACTGCAGGATTTATTTATGTAAGGGCGAATTCAGAAAAGCTGACCAATGAGTTAAAATTCTTAATTCAAACATTAGCACAAGCAGGTGCAACAATTTTAAGAGTGTTACTTAAGCCTGTAGAGTTAGTGATTGATGCATTTGCAGCACTTTCTAAAGCAATCGGTAAGCCATTTGAAGAAGATAGTCCAATAAAAAAGTTTAGAAAAAACTTAAAAGAATTTGCTGATAAAGATATCAAAAGAGTTAAGGTCGAAGGCAAGTCTATGGGCGAGGCATTAAAAACTGCTTTGGGTGGGAATCCTGTCCAAAACCTAAGTACTGGTTTTAAAGGTCTTAATGTTGAAATAGAAGATACCAAAACCAAGTTAAAAGAATTAAAAGAAATAAACGACAGGTTTGTAGATACAAGTCTTTTTGGACAAACAAGAGATAAGAAAATTAGAAGAAAAGAAGTAACTCCATTTAGTCAGGAGTCTAAATTTCAACCTAAACAATTAAGTGGAGGGTTTTTTCCTGTTTCTACGTTTACAAAAGAAGAAAGGGAAGAAATGCATAAATATGAGGCTAATCTGCAAAGAATGGCAGATTTTACTAATCAAACAAATCAGGCAATCTCAAATTCATTTCAAGGTTTAGCAGAGAATGTAGCTACATCATTAGGTGATGCAATAACAGGTGTTAAAGGTTTTGGAGAGAGTATGACTAACATTATTTTTGGAACATTAGCTGATTTAGCCATAAAGGTTGGTAAGATCGCAATAGGTGTTGGTATTGCAGTTGAAGGTATAAAGAAAGCATTACAAACCTTAAACCCTGTAGTGGCAGTAATAGCAGGTGTAGCGTTGATTGCATTAGGAACTGCAGTCAAAGGTGCTTTAGCAAACGCTGCAGATACTCCTGCTTTTGCCAATGGTGGAATCGTAGGTGGTACATCTTTTCAGGGTGATAGGGTATTGGCAAGGGTCAATAGTGGTGAAATGATATTGAACAAAGCACAACAAGGCAGATTATTTGGAATGATTAACAATCCTAATATGGGCAGTTCAGTTGGCTTTGGTGGAAGGTTAAGAGGTGAGGATATATTTTTTAGTCAAGAAAGAAGTACAAATAGACTAAGCAGATACAGATGAGTGATTTAATTACAAGAGCAACAATAGAGGGTAATGATAAATTTGGCACAGGTCAGAATGGTGCTAAATATCGTATTAAGATACTACAAAAAAGAAAAGCATTTATCAGTCGATGGACAACCAATGCAGGGTCAGGTGGGTCAAATACTGACCAAGTACAACTGCCATTGATTAGTGGCAAGACTTACAATATGGTTGTAGATTGGGGTGATGGCACAAGCGATACGATTACTTCTTACAATCAAGCTGAAACATTGCACACCTATTCAAGTGTAGGAACGTACACTATTACAATGACAGGAACTAATGGTGGTCTTAAGTTTAACAATGGTGGTGATAAAGCTAAAATAAATCAGATAAGCCAATGGGGAACATTAGATATAAGTACAGAAAGAACTTTTTTTGGTTGTGGAAATTTAGATGTAATAGCTACGGATGCACCTATAATTTCATCCACAAATTTTACAAATACTTTTAGGGCTTGTACAGCATTGACAGGTGGTTGTGATAATTGGGATGTGTCAAGTGTTACGGATATGGGATTTATGTTTAAAGATTGTACTAATTTCAATGGCGATGTTTCTAATTGGAATATAGAAAGTGTAACTAACTTTGCTGGTATTTTTAATGGTTGTACAAATTTTAATCAGCCGATTGGCAAATGGAATATTACAAGTAATGTTACCAACATAGAAGCTTTAGTCCTTAACTGCACTTCTTTCAATCAAAATTTAGGAAATTGGGATGTATCAGGTTGCACTAAACTAAATAATGTGTTTTTTGGTACTTCATTTGATGTATCATTTGTTGAAAATTGGAATGTGTCAAGTGCGTGTACTACATTGAATAGAATGTTTTACAACATAGGCGATAACATTGGAAATGTTAATTTAAACCATTGGGATGTGTCTAATGTAACAGACTTTGCACAAGTTTTTTTGAGTTCTAACTTTAACGGAGATATCACAGGTTGGGATGTTAGTAGTGGAACAAGATTTTTAGGTATGTTTCAACGTTCTGATTTTAACCAAGATATTGGAAGTTGGGATGTGAGTGGTGCAAATGATGTTAATGACTTTCTAAATATGTTTTTGGAGTCACCATTTAATCAAGACATTGGTGGGTGGGATATGTCAAATGCAACCAGTATAAGTCTTATGCTTAGGAGTACACCATTTAATCAAGACATAAGTGGGTGGGATATTACAAGTGTGACAAATATGAGAAATTTCTTGCTTGGAAATACTGCCTTTTCCACTGCCAATTATGATGCCTTATTGGTAGCGTGGGAAGCACAAACACCACAATCAAACATAAATGTGCATTTTGGGGATGCACAATACACTTCAGGGAGTGCAGCAGAAACTGCAAGAACTTCTTTGATAAATACTTATAATTGGACTATAACAGATGGGGGTGCAGTATGATAGTAGTAAATAAAGAAAATACAAAAAAATGGGTGATTGTATACAACAATGACCAAAGCGTGTTTCATTTTATGGAAGTAGAAGCGGGTAAGGTCTGCGAAACAGGTTTGCCACACAATGAAGTATTTGACACAGAAGAAGCATGGATAAATAGAATAGATGAATTGAAAGGCGAAGGTTATTATCAAAGTCAAATAGATGAGTACATTTAAACCAGCACTTCCATTTTTTACCATTAGCTATTCACCTGATACAGATGACATCAGTAGTCCTATTATCCCATCGAAAGCAGAACTTTTTTTAATTCGTGAGGTGGGCGATACTGCTTTGCAAACATTGCTTAATGATATGCTACAACACCAAAACGATGAATTCTTTATGACCATCGAGCAAGACACAGGAAGTGGATATGAGCCATTTTGGAATGGTATAATTTTACAAGATCAAATAGAAGAAATAGAAGGGTCATTGCCTTATGAAGTAAAGATAGCTGCAACAGATGGCTTGAAGTTATTAAAATCAAAAGATGCAGACTTTACAAATGATGATACCACAATAAAACCTTTGTCAATGTCTTTAAGGAATCTTTTTTACAAGTGCTTAGAAAAGATGCCACATTTAGATTCTTATGAAAGTACAGACCCATTTATGATAACTGATGCACAAGTTTGGGAAGATAGCCAAACATATTCAGCAACAGGTGAGCCATTGGACACCATACAAGTTGATGTAAGGACTTTTAAAACAATAAAAGAAAACGCATCAGGCGTAAATGAAACAACCTTTAAAAGTGCATACGATGTGATCTCGGAAATGGCAAAAGCATTTTTATACAGGGTATATCAATCAGAAGGTGCATATAGAATGGAAAGCATACCAAACAAAGAGAATAGTAGCACCAAAACAATTAAGTATAATGTTTCAAATACTCTTTTAACAACAACCACAAATTCAACTTTTTCTATTAGTAATAATTCATTTGGCTCTTATGTAGGTAGGGATAATTTGCGTTTAAAATTACCAGCTTTAAAACAAGTTACAATTACATCAGCAACAGGGTCAGATACATCACAAACAAGAAAGTTTGCAAATAGAATTGTAACACCTGTGACTGTCGATTTTGGTGTTACCGATACTACGGAAAAATTAGCTATAAGAGTGTTTTTTGGTGGCTCTGTATTGGCAAATGTGTTGGCAACGAATGGTATTGTCATAAGACACGACATAGACTTTACCTTAACTTCTGCTTCTATAAATTCATCAAATGTTTACTATTGGGATAATTCAAATAAAGTTTGGACTACCAACGCAACAAGTTTCAAAATGCAATCATCCACTTCAAAAGTCTTGTTTTTCACAAGTGGTGCTACACAAAGATTTGATGTAGTTTTGGCAGATGCAAATGTGTATCCAAGTCCTGTACCTGAAGCTGGGGATTTAGAACTTGACATAGCATATAACGGATTAGAAGGTAGAGATTTTGGCGTGACTGCTTCATCTGCTTTTTACCCTTTAGATAGCACACCAAGCAAAATAACAAGCTATACAGATTCAAGTTTTATTTATGTATCATTCGCTGGTAGTGATTTGAATGATGATGATGTAGTACAAATATTTTCTTCTACGAATGACAATATTGATATAAATGACAAAGAAATATTTGACTATGGAGAGATTGAATTTGGTGATGCAAGTTTGCAAACAGGTAGACTTTACATAAAAGAAACAAGCACAAAAACTAAGGCAAGCAATTGGTCATTTAAAAACGAATCACAAAACCTTAGATTGTTAAAACTATTGGCTAATGAAAGGTTGGCTTTGCAATCAAGACCTATTAGGATTTATGATGGCACATTAGGCCATATACAAGGTTATCACAAAGTCATTAACAAAGACAGTCAAAACCTTTTGCCAATGGATGTAACCTTTAATGCTTTTGATGCAAACTATCAGGGCAGGTGGTATGAGATACAAAAAAACACTTCCAACATTAGTGCTAAGGACATTATAAATAGTAAAGATTTGATAGGTGATACACTTAGAGATGGTAGGTTTTTAGGTGATGGTTTTGTGTCAAGGGATTTAATTGTGCAAGGCGATGGTACAGGTGGTGGAATGTTGGGCGATGGTTTGTATTATGATGGGCAAAATGAAGAACAAGTAGCAGTAGCAAAGTTTGATTTAGACAAAGGATTCAAAGCCACAATAAACACTTTGACTTATACTGCAACAGGACAAAGCCAAGCCATTACAGAAGAAATGCACTTGGTACACATAGACACAACAGGTGAAAACTTTGATGTCGATGCTACGCTACCAGCTTCAGCCGATGTGCAAGGGCAAGAATTTATCATCATAACCGATAAGGATAACCATAATGGTAGTGTGATAACCTTAGTGCCACAAGCTGGGGATACAATAAACAATGATACGGACTACGATTTGCAACACGCATCAGATAAAGTAGTTTTGCGAGTGATAGGAACTAATTATTATGTAGAATGAACAATCCAATAAAAGCAACAAAACAATTTGTGTACAACACATTGGGTAATACCTTTGATGTAGGTGGCACAACCATTACTTACTATTTAGACCCACCATCTAATCCATCTACACCTTATGTATTTTTTAATGCTATTCAAGGCGTAGAAGATGGTGTGAAAGATGCGTTTATAACTGATGTAGATTTCGAATTGGTTATTGTAGTTCCTGATGGATTCAATGCAAATTCATCTTTGTTATTAGAAAACATCGCAGAGCATTTGATGGGTCAATTTGCTACAAGGTCTTCAAGCACTTTAACAGGGTGGAATATCATAAGCCATAGATTGATTGGTGTTGATGATGATAGAGATGAAATTGGGCAAAATGTGTTCTTAAGAAAGAACGTGCAGTTTAGATTTAATGTCGAACAAGTTTAGTATTTTTGCAATATGGCAATAGATGTATTAGGCGATGGCTTTAAGACAATCACAGGGGCATCAGGCACAGATTCTTCAAAAACTTTTTATGCGATTAAAGCAGTTGGTGGATCTGTTCAATTAGATGCTACAAGCGTAAACAATGATAGCGATGATTTAAGCAATGTTGTTTTAGCTAATGGGGATGTGATCACTTCCAAAAGTGGCTTTTCAAGCGTTACCAAAGATTCAGGCGAGGGAATATTAATTTTATACTTTGCTTAATTTAGGGTTTTCCATATTGACAAACAGGTCAATAGTTCCACAACCTGACTACCTTAGTGACTTTGAAAGAAGGGTAAGAGCTGATGGTGGTGAATTAGAAAGCACACAATGTGTACGAAAATTAGATAGATTAATATGAGCAGTTTTGATGACATAGGTGTGGCAATGATACCTTCAGGGTATAAAGAAGACAAGTTGTATTCTGTACTGCCTAATGATGGGGATGGCGATTTTGACTTTAGTCGTGCAACAAGTGCAACAAGGGTTAATAGTGAGGGGTTAATTGAGATTGCTAAAGTTTTAGGTACAACTGAGGAAATAACGAATGGTGATTTTGCTACAAATAGTGATTGGAGTGGGTCTGCAAGTATATCTAGCGGACAACTAACTAAAACAAGCGGTGGTCTTGCTTATCAAGGTGGTGTAGTTACTGCTAATAAATATTACAAGGTTGTTGTTGATGTTGAAAGTTTAGATGGAGCAACGCAATTATATTTTGGTGGAAATCAGTACACATTATCGGTAGGCGTTCAAACGATTGAAGCAGTTGGCGGAACGAGCAATACTTTTGTAGGTTTTAACAATGGTTATTCTTCTGGTAGTGGCTCTGTATTTAATAGCATATCAGTTATACAATATATTGAAAACGATGTACCAAGATTAGACTATCCAATAGTCAATGGCGCAGTTAGGGATTGCCCAGCGTTGTTGTTAGAGCCACAGAGAACAAATTTACTTAGTCAAAGTGAATACTTTGATGGGAGTGATTGGGTGAGAAATAACACAAGTGTTACTACTAATGCTAACACAAGTCCAAGTGGTTTAAATAATGCATCTTTAATTACTGCAAATGGGTCAAATCCAAGATTAGTCAAAAATATTTCTCTTGGTACAGGTAATTTTTCTTTTAGTTGGTTTGCAAAAAAAGGCACTTCAAGTTACTTAAAAATTAGGGTTTATGATGGTGCTACAAACCACGATGCAGTTTTTGATTTAGATAATGGAACATTAACAAGTGGCAATGGCTCTATAATAAATTATGATAATGGTTGGTATAGGTGTACATTGTTATATACTTCAGCTGGCAATACTCATTTTACACAAACTTATATAAGCAATACAAGCACAGGAAACATTTATTTATGGGGTGCTCAAATCGAAGCTGGCGACTACCCTACATCCTACATACCTACCTATGGGACAAGTGTAACAAGAAACGCAGAGGTCTGTGATAATTCAGGCACAAGCGGTGACTTTAATAGTGCAGAGGGAGTGTTGTTTGTAGAGATTAGTGCTTTGGCTAACGATGGCACATATCGAATGATATCTTTATCCGATGGAACTGCAACAAATAGAATTTCATTTTTTTATCAAAATACACCAAGCAATAGAATAGCTGTTGAAAGTACTGGAAGCGGTACTAATTTAGGTATTTACGACCAAAGTTTAACGATTACCAATTTAAATAAAATTGCAGTTAAATATAAAGCTAATGATTGTGCTTTATGGGTTAATGGAATAGAAATCGCTACTGATACTTCTTTTGCTGCCTTTTCAAGCGGAACGTTTACCAAATTATCATTTGATAGGGGCGATGGCATTAATGACTTCTACGGAAAAACAAAACAACTAATAACATTCAAAGAAGCACTTACCGATGCTGAATTAGAAACCCTAACAAGCTGGGCAAGTTTTAGCGATATGGCACTTTCACAAAATTATATAGTAGAATAATGGCGAATACATTAAAATTTGGCGATAATAATTGGGCATTGAAAGATGGTAAGGTGCTTGCCTACAATGATCAAGATGGCAACTTTAAGCCATTGCCTTTTGACTTTACAAGGGCAACTATAGGCACAAGGGTAAACAA